TTGCTAGTGGTATATTACTCATTGCTAGTGGTATATTACTCATATATACTAATCCTTTATAATTAATTCATCAAAGCACTTGAACAATCTCTGACTATCTGTATTGATAAACAAATACTTATACGGCTCATCATACACGATTTTTGCAATGTCTCCTACATAACATTTCTTCTGTTCTACCACCTCATCAAATATTGTCTCCAATTCTTTCTTTGATACACGGAACACAAAAATATTGCTGAACAATTTCCTCACATCTTTCTCAATGCTAAACCACGTTTGAACTAAAAAGTAAATGGAACAGCGTAAATGTCTACGATTCATTATGATTTCTTTCAATAACTTTTTTGTTTCTGGGTTCTTCAGATACGCGCCCATATCATCGAATATGATACAATTATTGTAATCCTTATCTTCATTCTTGATCGTATCCACTACATAATTCAGATTATCAAACGTGAGTTCATCAAATTTATTCTCATCAGGTAATTTATCAAATAACTTATCTTTCATGGAGGCTCGACTAGCGCTTGGTTGAAAAAGGTAAATATTATGGTAAACCTTTTTGAATAGTTGTGGACTCTTAAATAGTGAGTAGAGGAGTGATGTCTTCCCACTTTTTGGCTTACCAATTAGCAGGTTGGTAGAATGTTCATTCATAAATTTTGTTAAATCATATTTGTTTAGTTTCTCATGTAGACCACCATCACAAAGCATCTCACATTTGGCTAAATGTGGGGCTTCATTTTCTTTGATTTCTATACTCATTATATCGACTTATATAATGACTATATTTTAATTTTTACTTAATCCGACCTTTTGCTGTGCTATAAAGCGGAATTGAATTTATTGTCTAACGGACACTTGACCAGAAGTCATATCGATCACCATTATCACGTCAGCAGCCAAAATCAAGTTTACGTTGTGAGTTTGTGCAGTGGCTGTTCCAGTCGAAAGGTTGACCGAAATCGAAGAATTCTGACTAGACACGCCAGACATAAGACCAGAATGGATACGTTCCAAGGGCACTCCCAAGATCATTTTTGCAGGAGCCGCTATAGTGGTTGTGTTAGCACTCACATAAGAAAATTCTACAGCACTAATAGACATAGCATTTGCTCTATCAAAAATAGAACCGACGGCACTACGAAGAGATTGGAGTATTCCTGCCTTATTGTTGCGGAATGAGAGTGGACGTTGAGGATATTGAACACCAGCGATTGAAATACTCACGTCGCCGTTGTTCGTAGTGGGGTCGTAAGCGTCAAATTGCTTATTTAAACTTACGGCGGCTGTTCCAGTAAAAAGAATGAAAGCAGCGCGGATCGAGCAGAGGCGCTGATTGTAGGTGAGGGCAATTTGTCCATTTGACGCGTTGGGTAACACGGAAGCACTATTGAAATAAGACATCGATTTTATGGAGAGAGTGGGGCCCATCGAACGAACGGCAGCATCGAAGGTAGCGCTGGTAATAGACGTATAACAAAGTTCGACGTTGGATAAAACAAGATCAGTAGGAACAGCAACGGCAGAACCATTAAAATACGCAGAAAGTGCGTCCAATGTGAGTTGGAGTCTGATTTGGGGCATGAAACCAGAAGGGATCAATTTATTTGCGTTTGAAAGAATTGACGGCAACGGCGCACTGAAACTTCCAGTCTCGTTTACAATAAGAGTTCGACCATCACCAGCAGTATCGAGTGTTGGAGCGGCAGCGGTGCTATTGTTATATCCAAAACTATATTGCTGGCCGAATTTTTGTGCAAGATCTAATTGGAGTTGTGTATTCATACAACATGTTTGACTATATTGGGATTGTGATTCAACCACGTTAGATCCGATCAACACCTCCATTCTCGAAAAAGGAGAGTAAACAGGACAGCCAGTCATTTCTGCTCCGACGATGTTCGTAAAAGCATACTTGTATCGAAGGAAGATGGAGTCAGGCACGATATAACCAGAATTCACGAAATCAAATTGAATAATTCCGCCAGGACTAAAAGTCCCACCATTCACAGGAGTTAAAGAAAGTTGTTTGGAGACGACATCGTCAGGAAGTCCCATCGGACTATCAGCGTAGTTCACAGAAGCAGGAAGAGCACTCATTCTATATATATCACTTATATATTTATTTTTTGGGATTGTAGTTTAATAGGTCTAAATCAGAATTAATTTGATCATCTTTTCCTAAATCAACTTGTGGTAAATCTTTGGGTAAATCTTTGGGTAAATCTTTGGGTAAATTCATAGAGACATTATTCGCTAAAATAGTATTAAATGGATCTGCTGTATCCACAATCGTTTTTCTTGTTATATCCAATACCAATGTAATCGACCAATCACAATTATTAAAATCCAAGAGTTGATTTAATTCATCTCTTAATTGAATATCAAATATATCTAAAGTATCTACACGTAGCCTACTTCGAAGTTGTGTGGTATTTTTATATAACAATAATCCGAAGGCTGGTTGATCTACCTCAATAGTTGCTAAAGTATCCGATAAGGTATTTGAAACAGAACTATATGAATAAATAGGTAAATAAGTGCTACATATAGATATTCTTTTCGTTCCCAAGAGATTCATTGGGTGAGGGGCTACTAAACTACCTACCCCTGAATATGTAGCCTGTTTAAATCCAAAAATTGTATTAGTGGTTGAGAGTAATCCGTAATATTGAATAGCCAATACACCAGTTAATGTTACTATTCCAGTCAATTTCGAAATACTCATTACTAATCCACTTTGTAATACCGAATTCATATATGTTATTAAACTTGTCGCGTTGTAATTACCGACTGGTATAGTTATCGTGTAACTATTTGCGCCATACAAATAAATAAAATTATAATTAGTAGCATTTACATTGTAAAAACTCACTGGGATCTCACAACTCAATACCGATATTTCTGTATGTATAATATCCGATTCCTGTCGTAATAATCCAATCATTTCGAACTCTACATCTGATAACAATGTGGAATTATATTTTGTCTTTGCGGTAGCACTCGTGAGCGTTACGATTCTGCTGTCTATATATGTAGTCATTTACACTATGACTAGATATTTATAATTTATACAAATATGTATTTGGGCTTTTCCACTGGTGGAGGTAATACCACTTCTTTTATCAATGATTTCTTTGCTGGTAGGCTCACAATCTTTTTGATTTCTTCTAAAGGAGTGTCGTCATCGTCAACACTATCTAGAATAGCCTGTCGTTTGATTTCACGCTTTTTAATCGAAATCGCTTTTTGAACTATTTTTTTATCAGTTATTTCTTGCTGCTCTTTTGCTCTCAGGTCGGCGACAATTTTTCTATTTTCCGCATTTACTCGTGCGGCCTCTTTGGCTTTTAAAAAAACGGCAACTTGTTTTTCACTTCGTGGTTTCTTCACTGCTATTATGGTCTCCGCTTTTGGAATATTCTTATCAGGTTTCACAGCATAAACTGGATCATTATCCTCATCTTCTTCTAAACTTTCAGGTTCTGATTTAGACAAAAGTGTAAGCACTTGAAGCGATTTTCTTTTCTCCGTCATATATATAACAAAAGAAAATGTTTTTCGATCTAAATAACATAATTATCGATAATCGCGACAATATTTGTTCCGTATGTGGTAAGGATTATCCACACTGCAAAAGATTTGTAAATGGATTTAAAGATGGTGATAAAACAATTAAGGAAGTTACACTCATTACAGCCCACGCTGGGTGTCGCAGTTTGATTAAAAAAATTAATAAAGCCAAAACAGCAGTGCTTGACTTAGAATATAAAATATTCGAATTACAAAATTAAAATCATATTATAATGCATATACTATGACTTCCGTTACTAGTCCAGATTTATCAACTTTAGCCCAAGCAGCACAATCATCATATTCGAATCATGAAGCACCAGTTGATTACAATAAGATATACGAATTATCCACACCAGACATTAGCACTTACAAGCACAAGGTAGAAAGTCATTATCTCATCAGCCATAGGGGGACGGATTTAGGTGATAAGAATACGATTGGAAAAGATTTAAAACAAGATCTCCGTATTCTAGTGGGTGATAAATCGAATAGTAAATTTTTGAAAGATAGAACGAAACAGACTGAAAAAATAGTCAACACCATAAAGGATAACGATAAAAATTCTATGATTCATTTAACAGCCCATTCACTCGGTGGCCACTCGATTCAACAAGCAATGATAGATTCGAAAGATGTTCGCGATAAGGTGGATAGTTTAGATACGTTTAATGCTGGATCTAGCCCATTTAAAGTAGGTAAACCATTAGACAAGAAAGATCCGATATATAAACAAATCGCTAGAAAGACAACTCACCACGTGATTTCTGGAGACGGAATTTCAGCAGGGGTAAAAGATAATATGATCGGAAAAGTAAATACATACAAATCGAAAGTAAAGCCGTCGATCTCACAAAAAGTATTAGACTTTGTTAAACCATTAACTGAAAAGTCAAAACTTGGAAAATTGGCGCATCTTGGGGCTACACGCTTATTGGAGACATTAAAATCACATTCATTAAAAAATTTCATCTAAAGTCCACTTTACATAAAAGTTAATTATATTTTTGTTAAGATCTACATGTTTGTAGTAGATTTTTTAACGCGTATTACTTGCATAAAAGAAGAAGTACTGGAAGGTCTATACTGACTATTACCAGATTACCAAATTACCAAGATTTACAAAACCTCTAACCAATTTTCAAAAAACCCAATAGGGTTTTGTAAATCTTGGTAATTTGGTAATCTGGTAATCCTCCACATTACATAGTTCCGTAATACACTTTTACAATTTGTGATTATTCCTCCTCTACATCAATCACATTCATAGTTAATCTAATACCAGTCCAGTACCCTCTCCCTTTCATTCCTGCAATAAATTCATGACTATCATAAGTTACCTTTTTACGCATACTTTTCAATGTATCCTTAAACATTTTCGTATCCAATTTCGTTTCAAATAAAGCAAGTTGTTCATCTACATTTTTTCTAGATGTCTTTGCATTTTCAACAAATTCAAATCTATCCTCAATAAATTCCTGTAACCTATTATTATCCTTAACTACTTCTTCTGTTTCTGTTTTCCAGTCACTTGGATAAGCCTTTAATTTATATCCATCGTCCACAAACTTTTTAGAATATGAAAACAACAGATCCATTAAAGCAAATTTATATTTAGTATGCAATAGAGTACCAAAAGACGTATCTTTTTTAAATCTACAATTTACATAATCATCATCTTCTAATCCATCTACAAACTCACTATCTAGTTGAACCATTTTCATACGGCGTTTAATGCCATTATCTGCATTAATATTTAAAGTATTATTACTAACAATACTTATCTTGAATGTTATTGGCATTGTATCCATTCCTCCATACATGACCTTGTACCTAACTGCAGTTCCGTCAGCAATTTCTTTTAATGCGTTCTCATCTTGTTTTTTTTTAGATAATTCGTTAATCCAAGCAATACGAATACCTTTCCAAGTTGATATTTCCTTATGACGGCTACCATAATTAACCTCAAATATATCACTTTCCATTTTAACAATGTAGTTGGGGATTATATTAAGTAGAGCGTCAAAAACTACGGATTTCCCATTAGATGCTGTTTGTCCTCTCAAGCAGTAAAATTCTTGTATTTTGGAAGCATCTCCAGTTAAAGAATATCCTAAAAAAGATAAATAATATTCTAGATGATCCTCTTTCATGTTACATATTTTTAATAACTCTTTTCTTATTTCGGCGATATCTTCTTTGTTTGATTTTTCATAATTGTATGGAATGGTTCGTGTCAAATAATCACTTGATTTTAATCCCTCTCTAAATTGTAATGTTATGAGATCAATAATTCCATTTTTATATGCAATTTTATATGGTGTTGTATCCAATTTACCTTCAAACTCACCATCAAATAAATAATCTTGCAATAATTTACCTATCTGTGATGAAAATGCCCCCTTTCCAACTTGTTTATAAAATTCGGTATATTTCTTTTCAAACTCCACATATTTTTTCTTTTCAGTTTCTTCGTCTTCTTTTTGTTTCAATATTAACATGATTTCCTTACTTTCATCTATTTTATCTTGAATATGTGATATGATGGTAGCATAGGGTTGTGCTACTATACGCCAAAGTTTTGCTTTCTTATCAAAAACGAACCATTTATTATTACAGAATACTAGATCGCTTATTAGTTGAGTTGAAATGTGTTTAGCAACATCATTTTCACCCTTATCCAAAATGGATAAGGATATATATTTATTATATTTAATAAGCCAATTTTTGTATCCATTATGATTAATTCTTTTTGCCAAAGATTGCAAACCATAAATGCTTAATTTTTTAGATGATGATATTGATTTCCAAAGTAAAGATGATGATTTTTCTGTAGTCCCTGCTTTTGATGCGTATTTTATAAACTCTTCCTCCTTGTAATTATTTGTTTTTAATATTCCTGCTATATGGAACTTATCGTCCCAATCAATTTTTTTCTTTCCATTTACTAGATCATTTCTAATTACATTATTTAAAAGTTCTAAATACATATCATCGCTCACTTCATCATTATTTTCAATTGCAACAATTTCTACAACTTTATTTTCTTTTATAATAGTATTTTGTAGTTTTGTGTTCGTTTTTTTTGTATCATTATTATTAGCAAAATGCACATTAAATAAGTCAAGAACAAATGGATATATAGTAGATTGTTCGGTCAATATGTAGAATGGTTCATTATTTTTAAATGTTCGTTCAATAAAACATTTTTTATTTATTTTACAATTGGTTTTTGAAGGGGGGATCACTTGTTGATGTCTATTTCCTAACAATAATTCTAATCCATGTAAATTAAATTTACTCCCAATTTTTCCTACTAGATCAATAATTTTTGGTGCATTGGTATAGTCAATTAATACATTTGAATTCCCTTCCGTAGAAGAATTATACAAACCATCATTTTTATCTACAATTGCTGTATATTCATTAAATTTGTTTTTTGTATACTCACACCCCATTCGGTCACCAGTTTCAGGATTCTTATCTCCACAACAATCAAAATCTAATGACATAATATATCGTCCATTTTCATGCAACCCCATTCGTAAGCCCCAAAGTAGAGATCGCGGGTTATGTTCCTTTTGTAACTCCTCAAAAGTCTTTAATTCCCATTTCCCCATTTTGTTTCCATACCTATTTACAGGTGCTTTTTCCAAATTAACATTAAACAGAGCAAAATTTTGAGAGATCAAACTTTTGATAGTTTCCATTCTATATATGTAGTATAGATAAAAATCTTTAAGTTAATATAATTTTATATTAATAATAATAAATAATTAATGTAATAAAGTTTTCCTAAACTAAAAGAATATTCAAAAATATTTTCTGAATTCTCTTCCAACTATCGTACTTTTTTTTATATTTTATTGCCTGTTCTTTCCAAGCAACATTATTTTTTGATCTCCAAGTATAAATATGTTTTTTATTTTTATCATAAGTAGGAGACATATAGTAAGTATAGAATTTATATTTAAATCAAATTTTCTAATAATATTTATAGCTTAATATTTTTGCGGTTATAGCTATCTGCAGTTGTAGGACTATGCTTCATTGATTTCGCAAGTTCTACTTTTTCTTTTGCTGTAAAATTTGGGTCTGCCATTTTTTCTGCAATTTTCATGTGACGATATTCACTAATGCCTCCCTTAACACCAATCTTTGCGTTTTGATCATGTACAAATTGCGTGAGCTTTTTAGATCCAAATAAATAATCGCCCATTTTTAGATTATTATTTTTTATGTATTCACGTATAAGATTTGATACTTCTTTACTTAAAGTCTCTTCTACTACACCATAGGAGTTAGATGTTTTATGTTTATTAATGATTATTGTGAGGTCGCTTGTTTTATTTAATGGAATGATAATATAATTTATTTTTTTGTCAATAGCTTCTTTTTTATTTTTTATCATTTTTAGAACAAAGTCATCTCTCATGGTTTTATCTTCATATAATTTTGATAAAACGAACATTTTTGATTTATCTCCAAATTTGTTTTTTATAATTACTAAATATTTTGTTAAATGTCTTGATTCTTTATTTTCTATTTTTTCCTTTGTATCCTCAGAAGATTGAACTTTAGTTATATCGAATTCTTTTTTAAGCAATTCTTTATTTGAATTTAAATGAAATTTATCTATTAAAAACACACATGTTTGAAACATTCCTTTTATAACATTATTCGCATAAGGTTCGCCATTTTGTTTTTTGGCATTATTAATTGCTTTAATTGTTTTTTTCACGTTATTTTTTTTTAAAATATCAATAATATTTTTTTTCCCCGTGCAAACAACAATACGCGCTAGATCTGCTTGATATTTAAGAAGGGTTTTTTCTCTATCCTCTGGGATCACCTTTTTTAAATATTCCATCGCTTCGTCATCGGTAAGCGTTTTAGCCTTGCTAAAATCGAGCGTAGGTTTTTCTTCAATTGTAAATATCGGTTTGTCTGCTATTTTTGGTGCAATATGAACAACTTTTTTTACTGCTGGTGTTATTGGTGGGGGTGGAGGAGGAGGAGGGTTTTCAGCTTTTGAAGCCTTATATTTCTCTCTGCGTAATGCATTGATTTGATCCTTATTTATTCCGTAAAACTTTTTTGATCTCATTCGGCCTTGTGCTTTGATCTTGCTTTCGTAATCTTCTTCGTCTACCATCATGTTATATATGTAGATAATAATCTAGCTTTAAGTTGTTTTATTAAACAATTAATTATTATTTTGTTTTACAATATATAATACTCATGTTTCCTAAATATTAAATCAATTTTTTTTAAATATTTTAATTAGACTTATTT